TTCGCATCCTGTCTATTCGTAGGCTGACCAGCTTCACTAATAACTTTAGCGGTGTAACTGTGTACATCAAACCCAGTAGATACTTCTTCAATTGCTACTCCATCTTGTGATAGGAATGCAGCCGCACGAAACTCTAGCTGTGCAAAGTCTGCTTCCATGATTTTACCACCATCCCACCGGGATACAAACACCTTCTTCACAGGGAATGTACCACCACGTGGCATGTTTTGCATGTTAGGGTTAGCACCTGACAGCCTACCTGTACCTGTTCTATGCTGTAGTAACTGAACATGTAACATACCATCTGACTTAATGTGAGTAGATATACCCTCAACAAAGCTAGATAAATATGTATCTAGTGCTGATAATCTTCTAACACGTTGCAAAAATACAACAGCATCCTGAAAGTTACGTTCTCTGGCACTAGTCTCTAGCTTTATAAGGTTATCTTTACTAGTACTAAATCCATGTGCGCTTACCCAATCAGGGTTAGGAGCCATAAACTTTAGCCCTGCCACATCCTTGGTGTTTGTAAACAAGTATCCTTCAGCCTTACACTCTAAGCACTTACTGGTATTTACAAAGGGCTTACCATTCTTTTTAGTTTTACGTACCTTACCTGTACCCTTACAAACAGTACACTGTCTTGCTTTCTGTTTATATAACACATCTGAGTTCTTCTTAACTACAGATCTAAATTGTGAGTCAGTAAACCTAGGCTCAAAAGAGTTAGCCCACATAGGTTTATCGTGTGGCTTTCTACTATAAATGATCCATGATAATTGTTCAGGACTATTCAGATTTATAGGTCTATCACCCATCAATTCATGCACCTGAGATTGTAGTTGGGTTAGTAGCTCTTGTTTTTCCTGTTCAAACTCCTTACGTACATCTTCTAGTGCATCGGTATTAACATTGAAACCTCTCTGGTATATACGTGCAAGCTGTACACATATCTGGTTCGTTAGTTTAACAGTAGACTCTAACCCCTTGTCTTCTTGGGTAAGTTTGTAGTCTATCTTCTTATATAACTCCATCGTAGCATGTAAATCTGCTGACAGATACTGTGATAACTCTGCATGAGGTATATCTCTTGTTGTATAGCCCTTATTAAAGTAATCTTTTAGTGTACCCATCTTCTGTGTATCACACTTGTATCTTTCGGCTAGATATTCAAGGCTTAAAGGTTCTTTCTGTCCTCTTTGTATGATGTATGCACCTAACATGGTATCAAATATCTCACCATTGTAGGTAAAACCTGACTCCCATAGCCATGTTAAGTCATGTACTGCATTCTGCATCACCAAGAGGTGGGTATCATCCAGAGTTTTCTGGACAATACTTCCACCCTCAGTGGTAGGTTGTTGCTCACTGTGATCAAACGTAATAATATTTTCTCCAGAGTGATTTAACATGCCTACCATAGTCAATGAGTTTTCTGATTCAAATGGATCAAGCATAAGTTTATTGTTACGTTTAATTGTAGTATTTTCTACATCTAAAACTGTTACAACTTTCATTTCATTTCCTCTATCTTTACCACAATATAACTATCAAGTATATCTCGTACCATTTGTGGACCATGAGCAAACAAAGTTATACTTTCTGTATCATGCTCTGCATTTATCTCATACTCCACGTAGTACTTAATTCTTGGTGCTTTTAACATCATGTAACTTCTCCTCATGTCTTTCCATATATCTAACAGCATTCTTTATTGTTGTCAAGTCATCTTTAAATCCACCTAAACCATCGTTACAGTGCTTACATATGTATCCACGAAACGTATCTGTGTCGTGACAATGATCTAACACCCATGTACCTAAAAGTTTTTGATTATATTTATTAACCTCATCTATCTTTCTTGTACAAATAGGACATGCATAGTCTTTATCCTGTGGATATATATTTTTCTTTCTTAGATCAGCAATTACTCGCCTATGCCCAGAACTACATGATTTACATGTTCTCTTTACTTCTGCATTCTCTGTATTCTTATAACTCATTTGTTGAAAGTTACTGAGTGGCTGTCTTATATCACATTTTATACATACATAACCATCCTCATTAATCTCTTGGACAATTTCTAAGTCAAACAACTCACCCTGACTCATACTTCGTACCTTGCTGTTCTATAATTAAGTTCACAATGAACTATACCATGCCACCCTGATAGTTTATTCTTTACTACGTTTAAGTGACGCTGTGTATCCTCTTCTTCCTGACCTTCTACAGGTGGATTCTTTGCTATGAGTATCATTAGGTCAGCTTCAGCAGCTTTACCTGTACGTGACCCTTCCATCATAGCCTGATTCAATACAACCTTGTTCTCTGCATCAGCAGATAGCTGTGACATATAAAAGATAGCACATTCATGTTGCTTGGCTATCTGTCGTGCATGTATTGCATTTGCCTTGAGTGCTTCATCTGCTCTGGCAAATCCTTGTGTCCTAGCAAACTTATCACCCATATCTAGAATCACTACATCAGGTTTATATGACTTACATATACTTTCTACCCATGCCATGTCTCGTCCTGTTGCATCTTTTACTTTTATGTTATCACTAATGTGTTGATATATATCTCTTGCCTTACTTGGATTACTTTTAACTTCCTGCATGGTCATACCTGTAGCTGCTGTAAGATATCTAGCACCAACACGATGTGTACCTTCTTCGTTACACAACACAATACACTTGGCTCCTTGCTGTGCAAAACCATTCGGCCCTGCCACTAAACTCGCATGGAAAGATGTCTTACCTGTATTAGGTCTCGCACCTATCTCAATCAAGTGTCCTTCATTCACACCTTCTATCTTACGTGTAAGAGTTGGTATGTTAAATGTCCACTGTGCTTCAAGATCATTCTTAGCAAGTAATGTTTCAATATCCATGTCATCCCACTCAATGTTTAGGTCAGGCGTAAAGTCATCACCATACTGTTCAAGTATATTTCTGATTGGCTCAAGATTATACATACTACCATTGACCATTTCAAAACCAATGTTGGCTATGTCTTCTCCAACTACTTGCTGAAACAGTTTAGACAATACTTCCTGTGCCACATCGCCACCCATAGGTGATTCTTTCTTGACTTGGTTAAACAGTGAACTGTAGGCATTCTTTTGTGCTGTTGTTAGCTGTGCATTATTTGACATAAACAATGCCTCAACTTCAGCAGGTGTAACAGTACGTTCGTATCTCTCCATAGCTGTATCTATGGTATGTTTAATTTTACGTACATCTTTACTGAACAAACGATCTGGACAACGTGCGCCACGATGATCGTCATAAAAGCCTTTGTCCATGAGGCTACGTATTAAAGATAGTTCCATTTTATACTCCTAGTCTTGTTAGTTTTTCAATGTCGTTAGGTTTTTTATATTTTAGATCGTCAGTTAGTCGTAAGGCAAGTACATTATTTACATAGCCTCGTAGTTCTTTCGTAAATTGTATCGTCTTTGGTAGTGCGTCAGGATCAAGAGCTATTATTGCTGTTGAGAACTGTGATAAGAACCTCTTGTGTCCTTCGGATAGGGATGTACCCAACACAGCGACCCCGACATATACATCACCACCTACAATAGCAGCACTTATACAGTCCTCAACAACTACAGCAACATTACCATTACCAAAACTATAAGGCAAGTCACTTTTACCATATCGTTTCCATTTTGGTAGTCTATGTGTGATACTTCTGCCACTAGCATCTATCATCACACCTGATTTAACCACAGGAAATACGACACGATTCTCCTTTACATCATATAACAAACCCAACTCATCGGGATCTAAATCCCACTCAGTACAGAAAGGTTCTATAGCTTTATTATCTTTTACTAACCATTCGGGCTTATTAAATTGTACTTCTTCTACTTCTCTAGTTGTACGACTAAAGTATTCACGTATATCATTCTTACTTAGTTGTACCTTTATTCTTCCACCTTTGTGTAAGTTACAGCTATTCCTATAACACCTATACAATACAGTACCCATGTCATTTGTAACTGAGAACTCTCTCTTATTACAAGAAGGACACTTAACTCTTACACTTTCTCCCACTGTAAGTGATAAATCATTTATATAATTATTTACATTCATAGTGTATCACTTTCTTTGTTACTACTTCGTAGATTTTAAACTATCTGTTCTCTGTGTCAAGGCATTATTTGCACTGAGATATGTATGTTTCATATATGGTTGCACAGAAGACACATGTGTATGTCCTGTCACTGCCATTACTTGTGGCAATGGTACTCCTGCATCCACCATTTGTGTAACTCCTGTCCTTCTCAAGTCCATTAATCGTAGTGTCTCAGGTAACATGGCCTCACGCATGATAGCCCTTCCATTTTTAGATAGTCGCTCTAAAGGATAGGGTCTAAACACACCCTGTATGGGGCTAGGATGAGGTGCTACGTACCTTTGAAAGCCGAAGTCTTTGTGTTGATCTTCTAACATGCCCAATAAGTCCTCTGAAATTGGTAGAAATACCTCTGCTCTACGCTTACTTTGTTCAAGGTGTAACTGCTTATCTTCCCAGTGTATATTATCCCATTCTAGTGTCCTCATGTCACCTAATCTTTGACACCATTCGTATGCCATTTGTATAATCAGACCGACATTACGATACTGAAACTTAGAGTATGCAACATCAAGAAATTTACGTACATTATCCTCTGTCCATACAACCTTTCTCCTTTTTACTGCCTTACGTTTTATATAGTATGGCGTGTTCCATCTCAATCGCATAGTTAAATACACGTGATGCACAGGTAGCTGTGTGATTTGCAAGGCTCACACCACGCAAAACCCACTCTTCATATATACCCTTGGCAACCTTTGTTGTTATATTTTTATATTTAACTGTGCCAATTTTGTCACACACTATACTTAGGAAGTATTTGTAATCCACTTTAGTTGTATCACGTAACATATTGAAATCATTAGACATATAGTATAACTCAATCAAATCTTTTACTGTACTCTTTTCTGTGATCACGAATACCTGCGACTGTGTGTCACGCCATTCATCTATTGCCTTGTTGTCCTCACGTACAAGTTTACGCACCTCTTGCAGGTCAGTGCCAAAAGTTTTTCTGGTCACTACACCTGCATCAACAAGGTTTTGAGGTGGGTTGTAACGATACTCCCCACTCTCTCTTTTTTGTACATACCTTGGTAGACTTGGCATTAAGCGTACTCTCTTAGGTTCTCTACGTTATCCCATAGAGGTGTACTGATCCACTTGGATACTTCTTGCTCACGTGCAAACATACTCACAGCCTGTGTATCATTACCTGTATTACGTAGGCTGAAACCATTACGCTCGTCAGCATAGGAAGCATAGTTAGTGAACGCACTATACAATGCAAACTTATTGTGACCTCGCACACTTGCCTCTTGCATGTACAACTCATACATCTTCTTAGCTTTACGCTCTGACTTGGTGATGTCCTCAAGCAATTTGTGTACACTTACATAAGTAAAGTCTGTGTCTGCCCATGTCTGTAGTCTCTTACCCTGTAGGTTAAAGTCGGTCTTAGCTTTGGACAACTCATGCTGAAAGCCTGACAGTGTGAAGCCTGATGTATTCTTCTTACGTACCTTGTCGTAATCACCAGTGATCATACCATTAGTACAGAAGAAATCTATAGCACCAAACCATGTAGCAGGTGAGGCAGTACCATCTATACCATGCACAGCTATTAGTCTCTGTGCTATTTCAGTGTCATGTTTCTTTGTACGAATAGTTGTCTTGATCTTCGGTAGTGTGACATCAAGCATAGTCCACCCATTGTTACGTGCTGACTTAAAGTTTACACTTGCATCCTC